GCACTCGGATTAGACGATGTTCCAAGATCTCTCGGTGATGCTGCTGGTGACTTTGTAGACACCAAGGGTGGCTTGGGCGTTTCTACCAATGATGTTTATATTAACGTTGGTAACAGAACCGGTCCTTCTGGTTCCCTGCTCTTCACCGGTTCGGTTATTTACCCAGCAGTTGCCTTGAGGCAAACAGCTTCCACAACGGACGAATATTTCGGATATATGGCTCAGCAAACTGAGACTACTACTAAGTTTGAACTTAGCAATCTGGATATTTTGAGAGCTATGCCTGCCGGCCTTGTTCAGACTCCAAACGCTTCTGGCGCTGGGCTAAGTGCAGGTACTGAAGTGTCTTGGTACTTCACGCTTGATGACATTCGTGTCTCCGGTTCTGGATTGGGATACTATACTTCTGGTTCTCGCCAAGACACAGATGACGATGTTGCACACACAGCGGACAGACACTCTATTACAGCTATTAGTGGTAACTACGAATCTGTTCTCGATGCTGGATATGACCAGTTCACTGTGCCATTTTATGGCGGCTTCGATGGCCTCGATATCACAGAGGCTGAACCATTCAGAAACTCTCAGTTTGATGCTGGAGAGGACAGAACGACTCAGTACACATTCCACACTATCGAGCGTGCCATCAAGGCAGTTACCGATCCAGAAGTTGTAGAATGCAACTTGATGGTGATGCCCGGTATTACCAACGAGACACTTACATCGAAGTTGATTGAAACTTGTGAAGATCGCGCAGATTCTCTGGCAATTGTTGATCTAAAGGGCGGTTATAAACCTTTCACGGAAAGCACAGATTCTGAGGCAAGTCGAGTTGGTTCTGTTTCCACAACGGTTACTAACCTTAAAAACAGAAACCTCGATTCTAGCTATGGTTGCTGCTACTATCCATGGGTGCAAATCCGCGATTCAGAAAATTCTAAATTGCTATACGTTCCACCTTCTGTTGTAGCTTTGGGCACATTTGCTAGCTCACAGGGCGCCGCAGAGATTTGGTTCGCACCCGCAGGATTCAATCGTGGTGGCTTGACTGAAGGCTCCGCAGGTATCACAGTGACTGGTATTCGCGAAAGACTAACATCTGGCCAGCGTGACACTCTTTATGAGGCAAACGTCAATCCAATCGCCACATTCCCATCAGAGGGTATCGTAGTGTTCGGACAGAAGACTTTGCAAGTGACACAATCCGCGCTAGATAGAATTAATGTTCGTCGCTTGATGATTTACATTAAGAAAGAGATCTCTAGAATGGCAAACGATATTCTGTTCGATCAAAATGTTCAGGCCACATGGGATAGATTTACAAGCAGAGTGGTACCTTTCCTAGAAAGCGTCCAGGCTCGATTGGGACTGACGGACTTTAAGGTGGTGCTCGATACCACTACAACCACGCCAGATCTGATTGATAGAAATATCATGTATGCCAAGATTTTCTTGAAGCCAGCAAGAGCAATCGAGTTCATTGCAATCGACTTCATGATTACAAATACTGGCGCAGCATTTGACGATTAAAACAAGGCGAAATTCATTTTAAAGACTATTTAAATTTAGAACAGACCTTTTCAGGAGAAACCAACACATGTCAAATTTCTGGGGAAACCCTACAGTAGAACCTAAAAGAGCCTATCGATGGGTTGTCAGTGTCCCAGGACTAGATAACGCTTCATGGTATGCCACTAAGGTATCAAAGCCAAACTTTTCAGTTAATGAGTCAGAGCACACATTTTTAAATCACAAGTTTTATTATCCCGGTCGTGTAGAGTGGGAAACAGTAAGCCTTACTTTGGTTGATCCGGTTTCACCTGATGCAACAGATCAACTTATGAGACTGCTTGGTATTGGCACTGCCATCAACCAAACCCCAGGTTCAAACACTGGAAAGGAAATGGGATATAGATATCCTGACGACTACAACACCGCGACTTCAACCGTTACCACCAAAGATGCTGCACATCAAGCTCTTGGAGAGGTGATAATTAGACAGATCAGTGGTGGTGAAGATGGAGACACTACTGTCAAGTGTATTGAAGAGTGGATTTTGAAAAGATGTTGGATCAAAAGTGTTAATTTCGGAGATTTAGATTATGGTTCCGAAGATTTGATTAACATCGAGCTTGAAATAAGGTATGATTGGGCTGTGCTCAATAGTACATCGGGTACTCAGTACGGAAAAGCACTTCCAACTTCGTAATCCGTAAAAATAAAATTACATAAGAGGTAAAAATGGCGAGAAATAACTCGGATCGTTTAGGCGAAATAAAAAAGCCTGAACATGCCGAAACACCACCTGTGACCCCACAGAGTGGCTTAACGTTTGTAACACCAACAGAGTTTGTCGATCTGCCCTCAAGGGGAGTATACTATCCTGACGGCCATCCACTAAAAGGTGAAGAAGTGGTTGAACTGCGATTCATGACGGCAAAAGAGGAGGATATGTTAACTTCTCCCGCCCTGTTAAAGAAAGGCTTGGCGATTGATCGAGTCTTGCAGAGTTTAATAGTTGATCAGCGAATTAAAGTTGCTGATATGCTACTTGGCGATAAATCAGCAATGATCATGGCTGCAAGAATTAGTGGCTATGGCGCAGATTATATGGCAACGGTCACATGCCCAGCTTGTGCCACCAAAACAAAACATTTCTTTGATTTAAATTTGGCCGAAATCTATCACCCTGAAGAAGAAAAGCTACAGGAATGGAAGGTAACGGACAAGAAAGATGGCACATTTGAGTGCGAATTGCCTCGTTCAAAGGTTGTGCTGCGATTGCGCTTGCTGACCGGAAAAGACGAGAGATATCTGCACCAAATGACCCAGAAGAAGAAGAAACACAACCTACCAGAAGCGCCCACAACAGACATTTTAAAAAGAATAATCGTGTCTGCCAATGGCGAAACTGATCCAATTGCTCTAAACAAATTCGTTGAAAATATGCCTGCTTTTGATTCACGATATTTGCGCAATGCTCTGAGAGTTCTGACACCTACCGTCAGCAACAAGCAAGAGTTCATGTGTACCGCATGTGGATATGATCAGGATTTGGAGGTGCCCTTCGGGACAGAATTTTTTTGGCCTGAGCAATGAATATATGGAAAACGTGTATGAGACGTTTTTCTTCTTAAAATATTATGGTGGCTGGAGTCTCACAGAGGCATATAGCCTGCCAGTCCAGTTGCGTAAGTGGTTTTTACAAAGACACCTTAAGCAGATTGAGGACGAAAACGAACAGCACCGAAAAGCGGCAAGAAAAAGCAAAAGAGGCTCTAGTACTACCCGCTCAAGATAATGTAAAGCCGAAAGACATCTTTCGGCTTTATTTTTAATATTTGTTTCTATTTATATTAAATGGAGGAGTCTAAACATGAACGAAAGTGACGAAATTGTACCAGTTGTTCTTGATTTAAACATTGCCAAGAGTGGCGAAATAAATGAAAGTTTCTTGACAATGTTTGGTTCAACAATAAAGATATTATTGCGCAAAATGTTTCAAGGCAACACAGGGAGATCAGGTCAGGGTGCTTTTGGCCATGGCGCGGTCAAAATACGGGGAACACAAAGTCAGATTAAATCATTTTCAGATGCACTGAACAAAGAAAAGGCATATATCACTTCGTATCAAAAGTATGGTTTGGACGATCCAAAAACTTACAAAAACAAAGCTAGACTGAAAAGTTCAATTAGTAAGTTTGAAAGAGACACTGGTTTAAAGTGGCCTTTTAAATAGGAGTGCTATAAGTGGCCAACGATATTAAATATACCGCAAAAGATATCCAGAATATGGAGCGTGCCAAAGAATTGGCATCTGGCACCTTAGCAGAACAGAGAGAAGCTGCTAAGATTATAGCGCAAATTGCTGCAAAATACGACAAAATGAATCGTACCGCCGGCGAGGTGGCTGTACAGACAGAAAATGCGATGAAATATCAGCAGGAAATGTCCAAGCTAGTTGGGGACATTACTGATCGTTTGGATTCAGACGCTGATATACGTGCTCAAGCCACGGCAAACTTGAGAGAGCAATTAGAAGTTCAGCAAGAAATACTAAAAACACAAATTGCAATTGGCCAAGCCAATAGTGAGGATGCAGGAACTGCTAAGGCAAAAATTAAAGAATTAAGCGAACAGCTAAAGGCCGCAAGTCAACAAGAGGCCGCGATGGGCCGTATTCGCGATCAAAGTCAAGAAACCATTGCTGCTTTGACTGGAGTTAGCGACTCTTGGTCCAAGGGGCTCGTTGGCTCTATTATAACAGCAGAAGGAGGCCTCAAGCAGTTTGCCGCTTCTGCAAAAGAAGTTCTAACAGTTGATAACATTATGGGCTCTATCATGGAAAAAATGATAGAGTCAACAATCGGTTCGGCAATCGCTTATGATAACGCATCTTCATCTATGAAGAAAGCCACTGGCCAAGGAGACTTATACAACGATACCCTTAAAAGCGCAATGCTGGATGGTAACGCCTCGATGCGAACATGGGAGCAAATGGGATCTGCTGTTACTGCACTAAATGATGGCTTTTCTCAATTCAACCTAATCGCAAGTCAGGATCCTGGCCTAGCGCAGAGAATGACGCAAACAGTTGCGACTTTAGAAGGCCTAGGCGCTTCAAGCTCAGTGGTGGTTGACAACATGGAATCCCTCACAAGAACATTTGGATACAGCGAGGAAGAGTCCCGAGGCTTAACCATACAAATGGCAGATATGGGCCTTCAGTTGGGTATGACCGCTGACGAGGTTATGCAAGGCTTCACGGCTGCTGCTCCTCGCATGGCACTTTTTGGAAAAGAGGGTGTAAGAGTATTTTCAGAACTACAAATGTTCGCACAATCAACTGGTGTTTCCATGGAAACGATGCTGGGGATGACAGAACAGTTTGATACATTTGAGGGCGCCGGTCAAGCAGTTGGTAAATTGAATGCCATGCTGGGAACAAATCTGAATATGATGGACATGATGATGATGTCCGACGAGGAGCGCGTCGAGGCAATTGTTGGAGCAGTCGAGGCCGGCGAGCTACAATGGGGGCAAATGAACAGGTTCCAAAAACAAGCAGTCGCCCAAGCCGCAGGAATCAATGATATGGCCGAAGCTGAACGAATGTTCGCTAATGGACGCGCTGGTCTAAGAGCATACAATCTTGAAAAAAGAACCCAAGCCGAGGCAGAGTCATTGTTGGAACAAAGGGCTGCGTCCAGCTTGACCATCGCTGAACAGCAGGCCGCGATGATGCAACAAATGGCTGGTGACGTTTCATATCTAGTGGATGAAATCAAGGCGCTCCAGACCAGCATCAACGAGTGGATGACAGAGAATCGTGGGCTAGTGGTGACTATTGCTTCAGTGGCCACAGGACTTTGGCTCGCCTGGAAAGCTGTTAGTGCATATTTGGCTATTTCAAAAGCCTGGGAGGCATTTCAGGCTACCAAACTGTACACAGCAATGGGCAATGGATTAGCCCGTGTACAACTTTACACAGAAGCGCTCTGGAATGGCATCAAAGCAGGCGCCGCAAAAGTTCTTAACCTAGGAAAACAGGCTGGAGCCTGGGCTATCCAAAAGGGCGCCATAGCCCTATCTACGATTGCAACTTGGGCCCAAACCGCAGCAGTCTGGGCTCTAAATTCTGGCTTGTTGGTGGTTGCAGCCACCGTTGCTGCCGCGTTTGCTGCTTTCTTTATTGTCAAGGAAGTAACTGAATATTTGTGGGATATGAGTCCTCCGTTGGCTATCCTTGTGGGCCTATTGTTAGCCGTCGCAGCCGCCGCAGGAGCCTTCTGGATTGCTTCTACGCTTGGAGTGGGCTCTGCGCCCATTATTGCCGGTATCGTCGGTCTAGCAGCCGTTATGGGCGTTGCAGCAGCAGCAGTTGGAAAACTACAAGAAGCAGAGCTTGG